CCTCCTGCAATCCAAAGGTTTTTCGACCCATATGCAGGTACAGGTACAGGTATTCAGTCATTAATGGATGCTTTCGACTTTGGATCATTTAGTCCTGGTATTAATTTCATGTTAATGCCTATTTCTTACGATTTAGCTAAGATACAGGCTATTGAATTAAACGATCAAGTAAGAAAATCTGCTTATTCCTTTGAAATAGTTAATAATCAACTTAAATTATTTCCTATACCTAAAGAAACAGGTAGTTTATACTTCGAATACTATAAAAGAGAAGAAAAAAGATACGTTGATGATGGATTACATGTAACAGCATCAGCTGAGGCAGGTAGTAAAGTAAGTGGAGGCGGTAGTTCTACTTCAAATAGCGGTACTATTACCAACTTATCTAACGTACCTACAGAAAACCCTATATATGCTGAAATTAATTCTACAGGTAGACAGTGGATCTTTAAATATACTGCTACTATTTGTAAAGAGATGCTTGCTTATGTAAGAGGTAAGTACCAAACAGTACCAGTACCTGGATCAGAAGCTACTTTAAACCAAGCAGACTTACTATCTGATGTTAGAAGTGAAAAAGAATCATATATAACTGAATTAAGAGAATTATTAAGTCAAGCTTCTTTAAATAACCAGTTAGAATTACAAGCACAACAGACACAATACTTAGGAGATGCTCTAAAAGGAGTACCAATGGGGATATATATAGGATAATGAAGCTATTAGATATATTAAGAGAACAAATAGAATTTAGAACATACGAAGGTATGGTACAGGTTATATATGATGGTAGCGAAAATACTAATGACTTAGCTGAACTATTAAGAGCTTTACCAGGTGTAACAACAGTAACTACAGCCTCAGGTGATGGAGATAATAGAGAAACACTTAAAGTAAAGTTAATATCACAGAAAGAATCAGCTGAAGCATTTGAAGCTTTTAAAACTAATGCATTAAATAAGTATGAATTTATAAGTGCTATGGAAATAGCAGATAATACTATAGAAGAGAAGTAATGTTATTTGGAAGTAATAGAGATTTTGAATTATTAGTAAAAGTAAATAGAGAACTACTTAAAGATATTGTAGAACAAGAGATATTATTCTATAAACTTAATTTAGAAGAGACTGATGCTAATATATATGGAGAAGCACTTACAAAAAGCTATTTTGTACCAGCTAAACTTAATTGTTTAATAACAAGAGGGGATCAAGTAGTAAGTATTGATGACTTTACCTTACCAGACCTACAGAGAGAAGCATCTTTTGCATTTTTAAGACCTGATTTAGAAGATATAAGTGTAGTTCCTGAAGTAGGAGATATAATTAATTGGCAAGAAGATTACTATATAGTAGATACTGTAAGAGAAAATCAATTAATGCTAGGAAGAGATAAGAGTTACAATTTAACATCATACGGAAATAAGTTTGGTTCATCTATTTCTATCATCTGTGATACTCATATGACAAAAAGAGAATCAACAGGTATTGATTTTGAAGGAACTGCTTATTTATAATTAATAAACTAAAGTATGCCCGATACAAATATTAATCCACCTTCTCAAGAGGAGTTATCAAGAAAGACTATTAAACCTTATGGTGTAGAAAACTATAGCGGTTCAGTAGCTCCTGCGAATAACTTAAAAAAGAGAGAACTTCAACGTTCTGTAAAGAATGATAATGTTAAAAAGTTCTCTGTTGGGTTAAGAGATATTGATGAAGCTATATTTTACTATTTCAAAGAAGTAATAAAACCTTCTGTTATGCAAAATAGTAAAAAAAAGAACGTACCTGTATTATATGGTTCTCCTGAAAGATGGGCAGCAGTTCAAAAGAACGGCTTTATAAGAGACAGGCATGGAAAAATACAACTACCTCTAATTATAGTAAAAAGAGATAGTATAGAAAAAAATAGAAGCTTAGGAAATAAGATGGATGCTAATAATCCTAATAATTTCGGAGTTTTTGAAAAGAAATATTCTAGTAAAAATAGATATGATAGGTTCTCTTTACTTAATAACAGAAATATAGTAAAGGAATATCAAGGAGTAGTAGTACCAGATTATGTAAACTTGGTTTACTCTTGTGTTATTTTTACAGAATATATAGAGCAAATAAATAAAATAGTAGAATCTATTAATTATGCTTCTGACTCTTACTGGGGAGACCCTGAAAAGTTTAAATTTAGAGCAATGATTAATAACTATACTACAAGTACTGAAATAGCACAAGGTAGTGATAGAACAGTAAAGACTGAATTTCAAATAAACCTATTAGGTCATATAGTTCCTGATAGCTTTAATACCTTACCTCAAGGTGTTAGCAAATACTTTAGTAAGTCATCAGTCGTTTTTGGAGTTGAAACAGTTAAAGATATAAATAATATATAATATGCCTAGATATTCCACAACAAGAGTTAGTTCTAGAGGCCTTAGATTTTATGATCAAGCTGTCGATGGAGGAAAATTTATACAACAAACAATAGAAGAAGCAATGAATAGTGAACAAAAAGCTTATACAGTTTTAAATAATGCAATTACAAGCACAGTTAAGACAGTAAACGTAGTAACAGGATCAGCTTCTGTTTCTGCCTCACTTACCTGGGTATCAACTTCACTAGCTACTGTCCCTGATGGATTTCCTACTCAAAGTACAGGAGATTTCACCATATTTATAAATGGAGTAGCTATTGAAAACGACGCAGTACATAGTGTAACAGGAAGCGGAGTAAATATAGTAGTAACTTTTAGTAGTAGTCTAAATTACGATATAGATTCTACAGATGAATATATGTTAACTGGTAAAGTAAATGCATAATGGCGTTAATTAAATGGAAACAGCTTAGTAAGGACTTATCAACTCATGCAAACTTAACCGGTTCGCTTAAAGTTAGTGGTTCTATATTAGTAAATGGCTCGGCTGTAAGCACAGCTCAAGCATCAACCGGTTCTTTAATTAGTACTGCTAGTGCTACTAATAATACTATTACCTTTACTAAAGGAGATAGTACTACCTTTAATGTTACTGTAAATACAGGATCAGGAGGCGGCGGGTCTTCAGATTTAGGAGCCTTAAATACATTCTCAGCATCAGTTAATACCTTTACAGGTTCTATAGACGGAGAAGTAACTGCCTTAATGGCTGCTACTAGTTCTTATTTGACTAATGCTAGTACATCTTCTTTAATTTCTAACTCACAGACAGGGTCTTTCCTTAAAGATGCTGATACAGGGTCGTTTATATCTAATTCTCAGACTAGTTCAATGTCTGTAGCTTCAGCATCATTTAATCCAGTAGCTTATTTATCTGCTAGTACTACTCATTCATTAGAACACATTGAAGTAGCTGATTTCGATAATGATGTAGCTGTATCTTTTACAGGTAACAGGTTAAAGTTTGTTTTTGGTACTCCTACAGCACCAACAAGTTTAGCTTTAGCTAAATCAGGATTTGCTACAAATAGGTTTAATAAAGTAAGTGATGCTTATACTATAAATGCAACTTGGAATAATGGAGGATATAACTTTATAACAGCATCTATATTTACAGGTTCAGTATTATTAGCTGCATCTTCTGGAAGTGGAACATCTTTATCTGCTAACTTAACTACAACAGGATCTCATGCTTATTCAGTTCAGTATACTGCAAGTTCTCCTTTAGATGGTAGTATATTCACAGATAGTGATACAGTATCAGCTACCTTATCTAAAACTAATCCTGGGAATCCTTCTATATCAGATACTGCTACTATTCAATTAGGAGACACTAGTAATAAATTAGAACAAGGAGCAACCGGGTCTATAGCTTTTACAGGGTCTTATGGAAGTTCAAATGATTGGGAGCAAGTATCATTAATAATGAGTGCTTCTTCTGCCCCTGCTACTAACCCTGGTACACTTACTATAACTGGAGCTTTAACAGGTTCATCAAGCTTTACTTTATTTGCATCATCATCATATAAATCACCAACAGGTGAAAATGATCCTCAACTATTTGTATCTAAAACTACTACTACGACGTTTACTAAAATAATAAGTTTACGTCATGGAGCTTCTGCTACTGCAGCCTTTACACAAGCGCAGTTTGAAAACTTAGGAAATTGGGATACTTCTTTAAATGGGGATATAGGTACTATTGTAAAAGGAGATGAAAACCCAGTTGGTAATACAGTATCTATTACATGGACAGGAGATAAATACCATTATATAGTTTATGATGGTTCAAGAAGTGATTTAAGTGGAATATCTACAAGTGGTTTCGCAGTATTAGGACAGTTTACAAAGTCTACTGTTGGAGATTATAAGGTTTATAGAACAACTGCTTTACAGGCAGGTGGTAGTGGAACAACAATTGAATATGTATTAAGTTAATAGATTATGGCAATAACTTTACCAGGAGGATTTAGTATAACAAATAATGAACCAGCAGATGCTAGGATTGCCGTAGCATCTAGTGCTTCAAGATTATCTTTATCTACAGCTAATGTATATGAAGGTTTATTATCTTTCGAACAAAGCACTGATCAATTATTTGTATTAAAAGATGCAACAGCTCCTAGTTCTACAGGATCATGGGAGGTAGTTAATATATTTACTATTACTGGATCTCAATATAACTCTCCATACAGTATAGGTATAACTGGATCATTAAATATTTCTAACTCTTTAGTAGTTACTGGAGATGCAACTATATCCGGAGATTTAAAAGTAAGCGGAACCTCTTCAGCAGTAAATACTACTAACCTTACTGTAACTGATAAGTTTATATTAGTTAATTCAGGTTCTAATACAGCTTCTGATAATTCAGGATTAGTATTTGGTGGATCAGAAGGAACTTTATATTCCGGTTCTTCTTTATTTTGGAATGGAGCATTTAATAGTAATGACGGCAGAGTAGCTGTAGCAAGCGGAGTTGCTTCAACATCAACAACTGCAACACCAGGTTATTATATGGCAGGAGTAATATCAGGTTCTGAAAATGAAGCTACAGGTTCACAAGTAGATCATTACGGAAACATAAGAATAGAAAGCGGAGATATTTACATCTACGTATAAGCAGGCACACATTTTAAACTTATTACGAGGCACTTAGGTGCCTTTTTTTTTGGAGTTTAGCATTAT